TAAAATAAATCTGCAATAGAATTAATTAAATAATGGCAACAGCACAAGCAAATCAAAAAGTTTTTGTATCACCTGGAGTATACACGTCTGAAACGGACTTATCTTTCGTAGCACAGAGTGTGGGGGTTACAACCTTAGGGTTAGTAGGGGAAACACTTAAAGGTCCTGCCTTTGAACCTGTTTTTATAACTAACTACGACGAGTTCCAAGCATACTTTGGAGGAACCGAACCAACTAAATTTATCAATACACAAATTCCAAAATACGAAGCGGCCTATATCGCTAAGTCATATTTACAACAATCTAACCAATTGTTTGTGACAAGAGTGTTAGGTTTGTCGGGATATGATGCGGGTCCATCTTGGAGTATTAGAGTTACTGCCAATGTTGACCCACTAACTATTGGTCTTATTGCACCAACAGGTGGAACAGTGTTTACTGCAACATTTACAGGAGCATCTTCAGCGAGTACAGTATCGTTTGTTACTGCATTACCAACGGATATCCAAAACAATTTAAACGTAGAATATAGATTATCTGATGGTAGTACTTCTACTTACCAACAAGATTTCAATGCTAACTTAAGTGAAATTATTGACGACACAACTTTATCTGCAACGACAGTCGCTTTCTATGGTTCAATACCTTCACCTGATTATTGGAATTTAGTAAGTCAGTATTCTAACCAACTTAACGTATTTGGTTCTGAAAGTAATAACTTAGACACTAACGATTTAAGTTCAGATGCTAACGACCCTTGGTATTATGCAACATTCACTAATGACCCTGATTTAGGAAATGATTATGAAGGTTATTCGTTCTACTATAATGTATCTTCATTAACTAATAATAATGACGGTACTTTCACAGGTCAGATAACAGGTGAAGTTTTTAGTTTCACAGGAACTGCTTATAGCGAATACAACAACATGGTTGTTGCTACATTACGTTCAAGAGGTATCTCATTATATTCTACAAACGCAGAACTTAATCAACACGGACCTGTTTATGAGGTTGGTATTAATTATACAACTGGAGCTTTTGAACCAAACAATGTTCAATTAATTGCAACAGGTCAATATTCAGGGGTGACTAATTCACCTTATGAAGGTTTCTTACTTTCAGGTGTTACTAAAGACGGTGATAGTTTCTCATTTGAAACATCTCTATCTGCTGCTTCTCCTAAGTATTTAACTAAAGTATTAGGTATTGATAACTTTGGTAAGGCAAGAAACGAAGTTCCTGTATTTGTTGAGGAGATTTATCCTGGTTCTTTGAATTATGCTTACAACCAAGGATATATTAAAGGTATTAATCCTGAGTTAGTAGCGTTAGATGATGCTAGAAGTCAAAACACTCAGTCAATCGCTTATAAAGTTGAAAAATATCAATCACCTGAAACTCCGTTCTTAGTATCTGAGTTAAGAGGTAATAAAGTATTCAGATTATTTAAATTCATCTCAATATCTGACGGTGATGCGGCTAACGTTGAAATCAAAATTTCAATCGCTAACCTATCATTTAATAACATGACATTTGATGTGTTAGTAAGAAACTTCTTTGATACAGATTCAAACCCTGTAGTTATCGAAAAATTCACTAACTGTAATATGGACCCTAACTCTAACAACTTCGTTGCTAAGAAAATTGGTTCATCAAACGGTGAATACGCATTAATCTCTAAATTTATAATGGTTGAATTATCTGATGAGGCTCCTATCGACGCAATTCCTTGTGGATTCTACGGATACACTCAAAGAGAATATGAGTCAACTGCGAATATTTCACCAGTACCTAAATTTAAAACTAAATATTATTTCCCAGGTGAGGTTGTTTTAAACCCTCCATTTGGAACAAGTGCAAATGCAACTGAATCTGCGGGTGATATTGTAAGAAGAGCTTACTTAGGATTCTCAAGTCAATTTGGTATTGATGAATCATTCTTAACTTATAAAGGTAGACAAAATCCATCAAATTGGGTTGGTTCAGCATTACCTATCGACGGTCTTGCTTGGAATTACTTAAGTAAAGGATTCCATATGGACTCAGGTGCAACTGTGGTTACAATCGCAAACTCTTTCCAAACAAGTGGTCAAACTGCTTTTGAATGTGGAGTTGCTGATTTTAGAACAGACCCTGAAAGTCAAGAAAACCCTTACTACTTCATCTACTCAAGAAAATATACATTATGTTTTGCTGGAGGATTTGACGGATGGGATGTTTATAGAGAGTTTAGAACTAACCAAGACAGATTCCAATTAGGTTCTAACGGTTACTTAGCAGGTACATCACCTTCATCAAGATACCCAACGGCAAACGGTGAAGGATTATTCAAGAGAATTATTGTACAAAACAATACTCAGGATTTTGCAAACACTGATTACTACGCATACTTACTTGGTATCTTAACATTCTCTAACCCTGAAGCTACAAACATTAACGTGTTTGCAACTACAGCAATCGATTATTTTAACAACTCAAACTTAGTTGAGGAAGCAATTGAAATGGTACAGTTCCAAAGAGCTGACTCTGTTTACATTGCAACAACTCCTGACTACTTAATGTATACACCAGATGGTACAAATCCTCAAGATATCATCTACCCACAAGAGGCGGTTGATAACTTAGATAACACAGGAATTGACTCTAACTACACGGCAACCTACTACCCATGGATTTTAGTAAGAGATACTGTAAACAATACACAAATCTACTTACCTCCAACAGGTGAAGTTTGTAGAAACTTAGCGTTAACAGATAACATTGCATTCCCATGGTTCGCATCAGCGGGTTACACAAGAGGTCTTGTGAACTCAATTAAGGCGAGAACTAAGTTGACTCAAGAAGATAGAGACACATTATACCAAGGTAGAATTAACCCTATCGCAACCTTCTCTGATGTAGGAACTGTAATTTGGGGTAACAAAACGTTACAAGTTGCTGACACAGCACTTAACAGATTGAACGTAAGAAGATTATTACTTCAAGCTCGTAAGTTGATTTCAGCGGTAGCGGTAAGATTATTGTTCGAACAAAACGACCAAATCGTTAGACAACAATTCTTAGACAGTGTTAACCCAATCTTAGATTCAATTAGAAGAGACAGAGGTTTATACGACTTCCGTGTAACAGTTTCTTCAACACCTGAAGACTTAGACAGAAACACATTAGTAGGTAAAATCTACTTAAAACCAACGAAAGCGTTAGAATTCATCGACATTGAATTCTTCATTACTCCGACAGGAGCTTCGTTCGAGAATATTTAATAACAACGGGGGGAATAAACTCCCCCCTTTAGCCAAATGAGAAAAAAATTAACAGAAGGATTTAAAGGTGAAGGTACACCAGACATGAAATATTATGCGTTTGATTGGGACGATAATATTGTTCACATGCCAACAAAGATAATTGTCAAAAGTGAAGACGGGGAGGAGATTGGAATGTCGACTGACGATTTTGCGGAACACAGACATCATTTAGGTAAAGAACCTTTTGAATATAAAGGTGAGACTATTGTAGGTTATGGTGATAAACCATTTAGAAATTTTAAAACTGAAGGCGATAAGGATTTTATAATCGATTCGATGAGGGCTAAAGAAGGTCCAGCATTCAACGATTTTAGAGAGGCAATCAATAACGGGTCGATTTTTTCTATAATCACCGCGAGAGGTCACAACCCAAACACGCTGAAACAAGCGGTTTATAATTACATCATAAATGATTATAATGGTATTAGTAAAGATGAGTTAGTTAAAAACCTTAAAAAATACAGAACGTTTGTGGACGAAGACGATATGAGTGATGAAGAATTAATCAAAACTTATTTAAACCTCAACAAATACCATCCAGTTTCGTTCGGAGATGAGGCGGGGGCGGTGAATCCTGAAGAAGCCAAGGTAGAAGCAATGGAAGAGTTTGTAACTTATATTAGAGGACTTGCATCAACTTTAAATAAGAAAGCTTTTTTAAAGAATGATATTAATAATAATTTTATTCCTAGTGAGCCATCTATAGGCTTTTCAGATGATGACCCTAAGAATATAGAAGTAATGAAAAAACATTTTAAAGATAAACCAGATAATATAGTAAGAACTTATTCTACAGCTGGAGGCACTAAAAAGGAAGTCTAGTTAAAGAATACCGTTTTTAAAATTTTAAGTAAATAGAAAAATTTTTCAAACGAGATATATTTATCAATATAAACATAGAAACAAAATTTAAATAATATGGCTGATTTACTGATGAAAATGCCGATTCCTTATGAACCGAAGAGACAAAATCGATTCATTTTAAGGTTTCCATCAAGTTTAGGTATTAACGAATGGTTTGTAGAAAGTACTTCTAGACCACACATTACAATAGCTGCGACTGAAATTCCATTCCTGAACACTTCAACTTATGTTGCGGGTAGATTCAACTGGCAAACAATTAACGTGACCTTCAGAGACCCAATTGGACCGTCAGCGGCACAGGCTCTTATGGAGTGGGTTCGTTTACACGCCGAGTCAGTAACAGGTCGTATGGGATACGCCGCAGGTTATAAAAAAGACATCGACCTTGAGATGTTGGACCCAACAGGTGTTGTTGTTGAGAAATGGATTATGTATGGTACATTCTTAACAGATGTTAACTTCAACGCGTTATCTTATTCACAAGATGCTTTAGCAACAATCTCAGCAACGTTGAGAATGGATAGATGTGTGTTAGTTTACTAATATACTCTTTATAAAAAATCTAGAACAATTATATTTAACCGTAAAGCACATAAACTTTACGGTTAATTTTTTATATGGATAATCAATCAAGAGAATACGGACAAGCGAATTTTTCACTTCCCCATGACGTGGTACCATTACCATCTCAAGGTACATTCTACAAAAACAAAAAGAAATCACTTAAAGTCGGATATCTGACAGCAACTGATGAGAACTTATTAATGGCGGGTGGTGACGATATGACACCAAATCTTTTAAGAACAAAGATTTATGAACCAGACTTACGTGTTGAAGACATGTTGGAAGGTGATGTTGAGGCGGTCTTAATTTTCTTAAGGAACACCGCATTCGGTCCTGAAATGGAACTTACTCTAACTGACCCCACAACAAGAAAACCGTTCAAGACAACAGTCTTATTAGACCAACTGTCGATACTTCAAGGACAGACACCTAATGAGGATGGTACATTTACGGTTTCATTACCAAAGTCACAATCAACGGTTAAATTAAAACCAATGACTTATGGTGAAATCTTAGAAAATCAAAAAGCATCTGACTATTATCCTGCGGGACGAATAGTACCTAAAGTCACATTAAGACTTCAAAAAGAAATAATTGAAGTTGACGGAACTACCGATAAGGGCGAAATCGCCAAATTTATAGAATCTATGCCAATTGCGGATTCAAAATTCATCCGTAAGTTTATGGA